ATGCTTGAGTACGTTTTCTTGCTCTTGTGGTGTAATAGAGCTTAATATACTTGAAAATTGCCTTCTTAAATCAGCAACATCTAATTCAGGTATTGGTTCACCATATGCATCTGTTGGTTGAAGCATTTGTGTTTCTTTTGGAGTTATTGCAGCACCTGTTTTGGTGTTATTTTGATCCATAAATAACAAACCTTTTTCTTTTGGTTTTGATACACCTACATTTTCTCTGTAGTTATCTAGCAATGATGTAATAAAATTTTTCTCTTTTTCCGTTCTTGTAGTCATACTAATAACCCCTGTTGTTCTGTTACATCCGTTTTAAGTAAGCCTGAAGGTATTTGCTGTAGTTTACCATGTGTAGGTCTAGCAAAACCTGTTTCTGTATTAGCTGGAAACTCCTCCATCAATTTATCTATCATCTCAGGAGTAATTCTAATTGAAAAGTTTTCACTATGGTTACCATCACCAAGATCAATTTTTATAATTTCAAATTCACCATCATAATCTTTAGCATATTTTTCAGCTGCTTTTTTCAGCTTCCTATCGTAAGTGTTAACATAGCTTTCTTTGAATTTAATTTTCTTAGTGTAAATTGTATCTCTACCTGGATTCCATTGATCTAATATTTGGTCTGAGTTTGCCCAAGATATTGTGCTTTTACCTTCTTCTACAGCCTTCATAATTGCATAGTTTAGAACTGTTTTATACCAACGATCTCCTTGTATTGGTGTTCTGCTAGTGTGTGAGTGGTCATCTAACTTACGACCTGTTTTTTGTAATTCGTTTTGATGCTCACTCAAATATTGACCTAGTTCCTCATATTCATCAAAACTTAAACCTGCCCAACTCTCAGAATCAGGATTGCGAGTATTTAAATGCCAATTATCATTCCAACTTTTAACTTGTTCTAACGCTTTCTTTTTTTGTTCACCTGAAGTAGATTGAAAATTAGATAGTTGATATTGATCTGTTTGAGCCAACATCGCTTGTTTATAAAGTGCTTTTTGTTCTGATGTTTTAACTAACTTCTTCCATACTAAGTCACCACCAATGGTTTCGCTTGTTGGGGATGCTATTGATCTCTCACCATCTAAACGCTTTTTACCATAATCTAAAGCGTTCCAAGCAGTTAGCATATCACCTGTAGCAGAGCTTTCCATACGGTTTTGATACTTTAAATCGTCTGTTTCTGCTTTTGTCGCACCTAATTCCCTTCTTGATTGTTGAAAGTCTGATTGCGCTTCTTCAATAAAATACACATCATTACTGTTTGTACCTAATTCTCGTCTATCAGATTTTCTTAAATGTGCAAATAAACCTTTGTGTCCACCGTAATGCACTCCACTTTCAAACTGATAACCACCACGCAGTTGCTCTTTGTCAGGACTTAATATAATTAATTCTTCTTTGTAATTTTCTTGTGGTGCATCTCTATGATGTCTATTTAAAGTGTAATTTTCCCATTTTGTAGAAGAACCTTCATTATTAGCACCATCATACCACTCATCAATATAACCCTCATCCCTTGCGTGATTTCTAATTGCTGATTCTACAGTAGGTAAATCCCATAAATCCTGAAGCGCACGATCACGATGTTCTAATCCATCGTTAGGTGTTGATACTACGTAACCAATGTCCTCATTACCATATATTTGATATTCTTCTCCACCTACTTCTACATCTATTTCAAACTCAGGTGATTCAAGATACCTATCTCTACCCATCATTTCTTGAGCTTCTACCATATCCATTTTCAATCTATCTTCACCTTCCATATCCCATGGGTTGTGTAAATAAGCTGCTTCTCGCAACATCTTAATATCCCATTCCATCTTATCATTACGGATATCATCCTCAATACTAGCTTCTAGCATTGCAATCTTGTTTTTATAATTTTCTTGAGTATCTAATTGACCGTGAGAGCGAGGTAGATATGTTTCCCTCTCTCGATCTGAAAGATATACTTCATCTAGTTTTTTTCTTTGATTATAATCTTGATATAGTATTTTAAGTTCCATAGATTTTGTCTTAGGATACCTTTCAGGGTTTATGAAGTGCATATACTTAGTAAACTTTAGATTGTCATCATCATGAAAAGATCGAAAATCCATGTAGTTCTTGTTTATACTACCATCTTCTTCATCAGGGTAATCTTTCTTAGTTTTATTGTTAAAAGGGTAATGATACGTTTGCCCTCCCCTTATTCTAGCTATTTCACCATCACTACTAGGGTTTACGTTTACTGACGATCCAATTTCATCATCAAATATATCTTGACCATAGTTAGTAGCTCTGTCTGAACTATCAGGTGACAGTCTCCATTCGTTACCTGATATATTTAACCAATCGTCAGGCTCATCAGCACTCGCTAAGATATGATCCCAATTTACATCGCCATCATTGTATCTATTCATGAAGTCTACACCAGCATCAGGTATTTCAAAATCTTGTCGAGCTTGTATATCTTCATCATACAGGTCTATATTTCTACTTGCATTGTCATCTAAAGTTGTATTTGAGAATGTTAGATTTTGATCAGCAATATGTTGTAGTAACCCTTCTTTTGTTACTTTCTCACCTATCTCCATATTATCAACCAAGGCAAGTATGCCTAAATCTTCTAACTCAGTCTTTGATACACGTCTTTTTTCAAACCAACCACGCAATTGATTTTGTGGTAAATCTTTTGGCATTTGATCTAGTATTACTTGTTCAGCTTTTGAATAAAAACCCGATGCATCTACATTAGCTAGTTGTCTTTGCGTTGCTAAGTCTGTACCACCCACTTTGCTTAGTTCTGTGTTTGATCCTTTCAATATTTCAATTTCAGTTTCACCATTTTTAAGAGCTTGGTTAATTCTATTGTAACCATCTCTTACAGCTCCTTTCGAGTCAACAACAATAGGCATAGTTGCATCTTTATCGAAATCTCTTATGCTTGGGTTTGATTCAATATAGTCTTTAAGAAATGCATCGCCTGAAATCAATTCATTTATACCAACTGTTTGTTTTGTAAAATTTTCATTTTCAATTTCTTTTAAAGTATGTGGTACAAATCCTCCAGTTTCAGCGTACTTACCTGCATCCTCCGATGCATCAGTACCCATCTTCTTTAACGACTCTACAACATCTTTACCTGATATAACGCTCACATCTTTCATTGATAGACCAACAGGAATTGCTCCTATTCTTTTAAATAGGCTTTCTTTGTGTCCTATTCTCTCGATAGCATTTTTCATTAATAAAACTTCTTGAGGTTTTTCTGCCACCAATTTTTTGAATATGGAACTACCACCCATTAGCATAGCCAATACATCAGCTGGGTTTTCTAGCATTGCCTTTCTTAATGCACCTGGTGTTTCAAAAAACTCTATTGTTGAATCAACCACCATTGATGCCATTTCTGAATCTGCTTTTGTTTGATCCTCGTAACCTATTAATTTATCTGACCAATCTGCGAATCTTTTTAAAGGTGCATGATCAGGGAGTGCATTGTAAATCAAACCACTTCCTAAACTAAGTGCTTTTTTACCGTATTTGATTGGATTCATTGCTAGATCAATACCAAACTCACCAATCTCAAACATACTTGCTGGTAGGTTTTTTCTAAATATTTCTGAGTCTTGCGCCATGTTAGCAACACTATCATTCATACTTGCAATAGCGTTTTGCTTAACTGTATTGTTTGGGTTTGTAGTATTTATAAGATCAGGAGCTTTTATCTTGTCATCATAAAGACCTATGTTTTTACCAAATTCAAATGGTTTATCAATAAGTAATCCTGTGACTTTATCTTGCCTTGATTGCTCTGTACCTAATAATCCTGTTATTTCAGGCTTAATTACTGTCCATAAATTTTCAAAGAAACTCATACTACTCCTTGTAGATTTCTCCTAATTGGTTTATCCCATGATTCATTGTAAGGTTGATACCCTACAGCGAGGTAACGAAAACTGTCTGCCCCATGTGATGCCCAATTGTGATCAGGTCGCATCCTCCATGTTGCTCCTGAGTCATCCCATTTTTTGCTATAGTTTAACAAACAATCTATGCCACGTTCACACTTTTCTTCATCAAAGAAGCATTTGTCTAACATCTCTCTTACTTTTTGTATGCCATCCTCAATCAATAACTGTGGACAAATCTCTGTTTTGTCAGCGTGAATACCCATACCTTGTAATGTTTCTAGTCTACTTTTGCCTGATCCAAGCTCTCTTACTCTGATGTCATGTGGGAATATGTATTGATCATAGATGTAGCCTTTATCTTGTAACACCTTCACATAATGATCTAAACCAACCCCTGATGCTTCATAGTAGTCTATTAGATGTACTTCAGTTCCTATGAATTGTGCAAACCATAGCGCAGTTGAATCGCCCACTCCTAAATCGAATGCAACAACAACACCTTTACCACGATCATATCTAACTTTAGTTATGCGATCTTCTTCTCTTGCCCTTCTCATTTCACTAGCATAGTAACTACCTTCCGAGAAAATTTGGAAACCTCCGAGCCATATGTGTTCATACTGATCAGGTCGTTTCTCTTTATCTTCTAGTCTAGTTTGTTCTAGCACATCAGGAAACCATGGGTTATCTGTGTAATTCATTTGGACAATCTTAGCATCTTTGGGTGGATTAGCTCTGAATCTTTCGTGTGTTGCGCTGTATTTTGATTCAGGGTTGTATGTGATCCATACTTCACTATTGACCTCCCTAACGCTAGGTAACAATACCTGCCAAGCCTTGCCTGATACCTGTTCAGCTTCATCTACGAAAGCTAACAATATTCTTGCTTTAGACTTAATTGACTCTAGTGATCTGCGAAGTCCTGCGAATGTATAGGTTATGTTGCCATCTCTGCTGCGAATGTATTTCTCGCCGCATTCGTAATAGTCAGCTAACCACGGTACTGATGCAATAGCTGACTTGATCTCCTCTAATGAAGAATCGTTAAGAGAGTTCATAAACTCACGACCACATAGTATTTGACCTTTCAGACCTTCCATACCCCATTGATAACCTTTAACTGCTGTCATCAGCGCAAACGAGCGTGTTTTCCCGCTACCCCGACCTCCATAGGCTATACGATACCTAGCTTCACCTTCAAATACTGGTACGAGCTTCGGAGGTAATTCTATCTCAGCCTTCACCTACCTAAAGCCTTTTTAAATGCTTCTAATTCTGTTCTAAAGGTTGTGCCAAATGGCATCTTTTCCCAACCTCTCATTGTATGTACATTTGCATCTTTACCACCTAACAAATATCCACCTACTACTTGGTCAAACCTACTGACATCCCACCATTGTTCTTTAGGTCTTGTTTCACCATCATGGGTAGTAACGTGCTTATATGAGTCATCCTTCCATTCCATGACCTCATCATCTACCTGTGCGGCATTTCTTAATCTGTTATACCAGTAAGGCGATGTCTTATCTAAGTTATGCAGAGCTTCACCCAACATCATGTCACCAAGAAAGTCACCTGTGCTTCCTTCTTCTCTCAGTCTTGCTTCATTGATATAAGCCTTATCACCTTTTACTTCTCCATAAGCATCGTGGTAATTAAACAGAGATGCTTCTTCTTCAGGTGTTGCTCTTGTCACACCACCCAGTATTGCTTCAAGTAAGCCACCATGAGGACTTCTCCAAGCGCCATTCATTTCTTAGCAACCAATTCAATTGTAGTTGGCATAGCTTCTCCCTTTGTTGTGATGTCTTGATCCATCTTGTCGTGGTATCCGTGCTTACCTAAAACTAGCTTAGTTATTGCTGAATTAAATGTGTTGTTGAGTCCGTTCTGAACCAACCAAAATTCCTGCGCATTTAAAATCTTCTTTAATATGTCGGAAAACTCTTTCTTTTCATCCTTCGCCCAATCGTATAAAGTATCTCTGTGAAGGTCTAAAACCATAGCTAAACCCTCAATGCTTGGGATCATATGTCCATGCACCTGATAGTCTTTTATATACTCGTAGGCTTGAGCTTCTAACTCCTTGTTCCACTTAGTAGGTCTAGCCATTACGATCTCCTAGTTTTCTTAGCCTTATTTCTTTTACTAATCGCTTTACCTTTTGCAACTGCATCTGATTTACTTGAAGCTCCCCAAGCTCTTAGACTTTTGAGCAATGGTGTTGGCTTTCCATCTTTATACTCAGCTCCTTTCATCTTTCCCATACGTTGTAGAAAAG